ATCGCACTTGAGCGGAATCAGCAATCAGAGTCTGGACCTAGCAAGACAACTGTCAGAGTCCTTAAGAACAGATACTCGGGAGAGACGGGCATAGCCTGCACACTCTCATATAACAACGATACTTCACAATTTACTGAACATGCCGTCGAACAAGAATTCGATCCAGCAACAGATTTCTAATGCTGAGAAAGAATACTGGGGTTACTTAGTTAAACCCAACCCACCTACAGCAGAAGCTATTAAGCGAGCTGCATTTATTGATAAGACCTACGTTTGGAAAACTAATGCTGGTGTTTGACATTGAGACAGATGGTTTCATCAGTCAAGTCTCAACTATTCATTGCCTTGTAATTCATGATACGGAGGAAAACGAAACGTTCACGTACAGCGATAAAGGGCATAACGACCCTGTGGTTCGAGGTGTGCAGCTGCTGGATCAAGCGGACTGCATTTCTGGTCATAACATTATTGGCTACGATATACCTGTCATCCACAAGCTCTATCCCTGGTTTAATCGCAATACTGGCGTGGCTGATACTTTATTGCTTAGCCGTCTTGTCCATCCTAACTTGATGGAGATTGACAAGAAAAACAAATGGAAACATATGCCATTACAACTATATGGGAGACACTCACTAGAAGCTTATGGACACCGCTTAGGTGAATATAAGGGTGAGTTCTCCAAGCACACAGACTGGAAGGAATGGTCCCCTGAAATGGAGCTTTACTGCCAGCAAGATGTAAAAGTAACCACCAAACTATGCGATCACTTTGCAACCCGCCTGGATGGGTACAACTCGAATACGAAGTAGCACACATTTTACAGGAACAAGAAGAATATGGATGGCGATTTAACGAGAGAGCTGCATGGGAACTTGCATCGACTCTCCGAAGTGAGTTGGAGGAAACTCAAGGGGTACTACGAAACAGGCACCCTTTCGTCTTCGGATCGGAATTCACTCCTAAACGAAATAACAAAACACAAGGCTATGTGGAAGGATGCCCCTTCACAAAGCTGAAAGACTTCTCTCCTACTAGCAGAGATCACATTGCATGGATCCTTACCACTCATTACTCATGGACACCAGAACTACTAACAGCAACAGGCAAGGCAATTATCGACGAGACAACACTCTCGAAGATAGACAACGACTTTGCGCGTGGATGTCTGAGGATCTTGGATTTGACGAAGAAGCTAGGGATGCTTGCCGAAGGGCAGAACGCATGGCTCAAGCTTGTTACGAGTGCTGAGAGGATTCATCATCACTGTTCAATCTCCACATCAACCCATAGAGCAGCACATCGAAACCCCAATCTTGCCCAAGTACCATCCGACCTCGCTTATCGAGCATTGTTCAGAGCTTCTGAAGGAATGCGGATGGTTGGCGCAGACTTGTCTGGAATTGAGTTGCGGATGCTTGGTAGTTATCTATCTAAGTATGATGGTGGTGCCTACGTTGACATCTTGCTCAACGATGACATTCACCAAGTCAATGCAGACAAGATTGGAATATCTCGCAGGCTGGTCAAGACTGTAACCTATGCCTTTCTATATGGCGCAGGTGATGAAAAAATAGGAAAGAGTTATGATCAAAGCTTACCAACGAACAAGGCTAAATCAAAAGGCAAAGAAATACGTTCCGCATATGTTGAGGCCATTGACGGACTTGACACTCTTCTACTTAATGTCAGGAAGGCAGCGGATCGAGGATACATTAAGGCGATTGATGGTCGCCGGATACCAGTAGACAGTCCACACAAAGCACTGAACTACCTCCTGCAAAGCTCTGCCGCGTGCGTAGCGAAGCGTTGGCTTGTCATTGCCCACCCACTATGTAAAGACCTCCTAGCGAGGCAGCTGGCGTTCGTTCATGACGAACTTCAGTATGAATGTCCACCAGAAAAAACAGAAGACGTGAAATTTGCTTTAGAATTAGCTGCAGTACAAGCAGGTGAGTACTATAACTTACGCTGCCCTATCGCTGCCGAAGGAAAGATAGGAATCAATTGGGCTGAGGTTCATTGATGAAATTATTGATAGATGCAGACTACATTGTCTATAAATGTTGTGCTGCAGCAGAGACAGAGGTTGACTATGGCAATGATGTCATTGTTGTCTCCTCTAAATTTACAGATGCAATGAAGAATGTAGAGAGGGATCTAGATAAGATCAGCCTTGCATTCCCATTCAAAACAGAACTCAACTTATATTTCTCTGACTCAGTAAACTTTCGTAAGTCTATTGAGCCATCGTATAAAGGCCACCGTAATCGGAAGAAACCGTGTGGTTATAAGAGAGTTATCAATGAACTATACAGTCGCTATCCATGCAAGATCCTACCCACACTTGAGGCAGATGATGCAATGGGTATATTTGCAACCTTAGAGGAAGGGAACGTTATTGTTTCACCTGATAAGGACATGCGACAGATACCCGGTCAGCTATACAACATGACCGAGATGATGAGTGTGACTCCTGAAGAAGGACATAATTGGCACTTCATCCAGACATTAGCAGGCGATCAAACTGACGGATACAGCGGAGTTCCCGGAATCGGCATCAAACGGGCAGTAAGCCTATTTGAAGAGAACGGTTACAACTGGAAGACTGTTGTAGAAGCATTTGAAGCTAAAGACCTTGATGAAGAGCACGCTCTGATGAATGCAAGGCTTGCAAAGATCCTTACATGTAAAGAGTATGACTTCAAAAAAGGAGAACCAATCCTTTGGACCCCCTCCAGTGCTGCTGGAGCTGACAATGGAGCAAGAGTTAAAGCTACGGCAAATTGAACTGATCCTTGAAAGAGGAGAGTTCCAACTAGAAGATTTAGGAACAATATTTTTAGCATTACAGAAGCAATGCTTCGTCTTATCCAACAACGTATCTAATTTAGTAAAACAATGGCCTCACCTCCCCACTACACCAGAGGAAGAATCGATGTCTGGGATTTTATTCGCGATCAATCGCTCGGCTTCCACCGAGGAAACGCAATAAAATATATTTGTAGAGCTGGTTATAAACAGAACGAAATTGAAGACTTAGAAAAAGCAATCCACTACCTACAGAACGAAATTGAACACCTTACTTCAACAGGCGAAAGAGTTCAGAACTGTCTTTCAAGTATCCCCGACCTTTTCCCAGAATGGACGTTTGACTCAGAAGAGTTTGATCGATGAGGAATGGTCTGAATTCCATGAAGCCTATCACCACGAACCACTAGATCATGTTCTAAAAGAATTGGCAGATCTAGTTTATGTCTGCTATCAATATGCCGCCCATGAGGGTTGGGATCTAGACGAAGCTATGAACCGTCTACATGAATCCAACCTATCCAAGCTTGACGATGAAGGGAACCCTATCTTCAGAGCTGATGGCAAAGTACTAAAGGGACCAAACTATCAACCACCATATCTTGGCGACCTAATTAAATGACACCTTCACTTATTTCTCGTACCGGACGTGTGCAGAGTTGGATCGATGATCCTACTTCCCGGTTACCCGTATCATGCACAGTTTTTGAAGTACAGAATGAGATGGACACTGCTGACGGCATTGAAGCCAGTTGGCGTTTCTGCTCCTATGCACTTAGGCATGGAGCGGGTGTTGCTATTCACCTATCAAACTTAGATCCAGCAGGACATGTACGCGAATCTGGCGTTATGGCCTCTGGTCCTGTTTCTTTTGCAAAAATCTATTCAGTACTTAATGAAACATTACGACGTGGTGGGCATTATAAGAATGGTGCCGTTGTGTGCCATCTTGATGCTGACAACGCTGACCTTCTTCAGTTTATTAACACCCCCAGAAGTGAACTCCCCTGGGTCAAACGATGCGTCAACATTGACCAAGAAAAATGGGACAACCTTGACCGTGGAGTTAGAGACGCCCTACTCCAAGGCATTAAGAAAGGGGACATCTGGCTCAACAAAATAAAATTCGATAAAGATGGAAAACGAATCAGAGGTAACGTATGCCTTGAAGTGTACCTGCCTTCAAGAGGAACCTGCTTACTCCAGCACGTCAATCTCGGTGCCTGTGAGTTCGAAGACATTCCAAAGGCTTTCGCTTCAGGTATGTCCGAATTGTGTGGACTCCATGCTACTACAAATGTCGGGAAAGATAGAGAGTACCTCTCACCCGAGGTGGACCGTCAAGTTGGACTCGGGATGCTTGGTCTTGCAAACTTGCTCAGACGGTACGGAGTAACTTACCAACAATTTGGTGAAGCACTAAAGCAGTACAACAATTTAGAAGTAGTTCATACACCAGCATTTGAGCTGGTAACGAAACTATCAGAGGGCATTAGAACAGCAGCAACTATTGCCCGTGAATATAAGATGGTAAGGGCCTTTGCTATTGCTCCTACCGCGTCCTGTAGCTATAGGTCACAAGACCTTAGTGGTTACACATGCTGCCCTGAAATTGCACCACCTATTGCAAGATCAGTGGACCGTGACTCTGGCACCTTTGGTGTGCAGACGTATGACTATGGTGACGTAGAAATTGCGTCAGAAG